ATAACGGGAATGTCACATCATGTCTGATAAACTCAAAATTTTTATGTCCAAGAAAATTGTTTATATTTGACTTATCACTACTAAAACAATTATCGACACAAATCACGAAATGTCCATTAATTAATAGCTTCTCACATAGATGAGAACCAATAAAACCCGAACCACCAGTTACTAATATTTTCATTATATTATCTCTCAATATTGAAATAAATTATTTCCCAAACCTCGTTTAGCTACATTTGGATGTATAACTTTAAAAATTTATCATAACACTCTCTTCATTATATTGTTAACCACAGCATCTAACGTAAAGTATTCTGTATAGATGGCTTTCCCTTTTTGTAACATAGAATAATATGTATCATCATTTATAGACTTTAGAATATCATCAATTCTTTCTATATCTTCTTCATTAATTATAACACAAAAATCATTCCAGTTCAACTCGTCTTTCCAAGGAAGATAATGGTTATCTGATATGTATACCGGAACAGCGTTTAGTTGGAAAGCTTCATATAACCTGAATGAAGTTGGTCCATAACCCCTTGGACACAGGATAAACTTACTGTTAACACTCACATTAATAAAATATTGTAAATTTTCTAACGGAACAGAGTTAGACCAATCACACATATTATAAGAATATTCTTGTTTATTTTTTAATACATTATATAGATTATCTCTTATTGGGTGTGTTAATGACCCAACAAAAGATGCAAACACTTCTTTTTTAGTGTTTTTTGGTATGTATTCATTTGGTATTTTACTGCATATTAATGGTATTGGGATGATGTTTCCCTCTGTTCTTCTTCCACCAGCAGAAAATATCATTGTGTCTATAGGTAGAGATTCCTTTGGGCCATCATCATGTTGACACACAGTAAAGTATTTTTTGTTTTGATCTAATTTTGATATTTCAGCACTGATATCAATATTGATGTGTTGTGAATAGTCGCTATTACAATATAAATTTGTCCAAAAAATATCAATGTATTCTCTATCACTTGGTATAACTTTCGCGTGAAAATATTCTTCCAAATATTTGCCATAATGATACGGTGGATATGTTGGATATAAAGCATTGGGGCGTAGCAAATTTTTCATCATATATACCACAACCCCTCTTCTTTAAAATGATCAACCTTATTATGAATACCAACCATCCAATTGTTATGTACTATCATAGCTTTATCTTTTTTGCCTAATTTATAATAAGAATTTCCATTGGGAAACAGATCTTCATCTAGAAGTTGAAATTGATCACTATAATCTTTGCTAATATGGTTAAATATCAATTGATCGTCCTGATTATCTTGAGAAGCACATAACTCGATCAATTCTGCACAACCTATGGTGTCGTTGAATTTCATGAACCCTGTACAAATAAGGCTACCAGGAAGATCGCATTGAAATAACATTTGATCAAAACTTTCTAAGTATCTAGTCGGGTTCTCTTTAAACACTATGTCAGTATCAACCCAGCACAATTGTTTTTGTTTCATATATATTTGTCTAATTACTTTCCATTTATGTTTGACAATAGACCTAAATTTTGAATGATCATCGAAACTCCAATCTTGATATGCGGATATTGTTTGATCAACATATAGATAAGCATTTTTGTATATTTTTAATTGATTATATGAATTTTGGTCTAAACACGCAATAAAAAAATCATCTGGATTAATACCAACTAACTCAGCAGATTTTAGCATATTTTTGCATATGTCGATACAGCCAGAATTTAAAAAAGTTACGAATTTCATAGAGTACAATTATCCTTAAAAAACTCAATTAAAAAATCTGGGCATGTATGATTAATTGTTGCTTTATTGCTTCTACCCAAGGCCCCAGCATGTTCCTTTAAGAAATTATACAATAGCCTATCATCATTTCTCTCTTTTGTAGATCTATATAATTGTGACGCTATTATACCAAACTCTCGTCTAAAAATCATACAGTTCCCATCTAACATTTCGTATGGAACGCGCCTTTCTTCAGAATACCCTACGCTTTCAAAATTATCAATACCAAGAAAATCACCATCAGGACTATACATTTTTCGCAGACAACACGACCAATTTAATTCTTCGATGGAATCTAGCATAGTTTCTGCATGATCTGTGTCCCACAAAACATCATCATCAGCAAATGTCACAAAAGGCGTATCGGCAGCATTTAGCGCTACTGCTCTCAAAGAACTTCCAGGGGCTTCGCCATTTTTACCCAACCCCCATGGGAGGTTAATACTCCATCTATTACTTGAATTATATATTTCTGGTACTTTTGCGCCAACTTCTCTATATTCGTCCCACATTAAAATATGGAATATCTTGTCTGAAATAGTTTGTTTTTCTATACTTTCTATTAGAGAGTCTAAATTTTTTCTACCAATAGTTGGGGTTATAACTGTCAGTAAGAATTTACTGGAATCTATATTAAATTCACTCATATTTTAAAATTCCCAAAGTCTTTTTTCTGTGATGGTTTAACTATATTAGTTTGTCCAGAATCTATGATATCTTGTTGTGCGGTCTGTTCTGTGTCATATAGTTTCATTTTAGATCTATCAATACCGATAGTAAATCTCTTGTAGTGAGTTAGGTCAGAATATCTATTCTTCAGTTGTTTCACCATAATCTGGTCCATTTGTTCAAGCTCTTCAGACGAAATCAAAGCAAACATCATATCAGCAGTTGCTGGAAGACCAAACGATTCACTCACATCTTCCATTCCTGGATCAGATGAACCAAAACCACTTCGTGTGGTTTGTGTTGCTGTCATTAGCGGAACATCATATTCTACAGCTAATCCTCTCAATTCCTCAGCAATTGCTTTAACATATGTATATGAGTTAACATTAGAGCCAACTTTTAATCTTGAACTACAGCAAATATTCAAGTAATCTATGAATATTATATCCGGAGTAAAGCTACGCTTAAGATTCAATTCATTCAATAGTGTCCTAAAATGTGCAGATGATGCTGATGCTGTTGGATATTCTTTGATAATTAGTTTACCTACAGTTTTAGAACGAACCCTATCAACCTTCTTAATGTATGATTCTTCGGTTAATGCCATCAATTCATCCATAGTAACATTCAATAAATTTGCATCAATACGTTCAGCAATTCGTTCCTCCGCCATTTCAAGAGTTATATAAAGGACATTTTTACCCATTGCCATACAACTAGCAGCAACATGGCACATGAATAAACTTTTCCCAACACCAGTCCCTGCCAATATAACGTTTAGAGTTTTTGTGGATAATCCACCCTTCGTTATCTTATTGAAATATTCAAGATCAAAGGGTATCTTACTCTCTTTTCTATGATAGAACTCATAACGCGATGCAGCGTCGTCAAGATAATCATGGCCAACCGAGTTATCAAAAGAAACCGATAACGCATCTGTTAGTATCTTGGGGATTGCCCCCTTGTCATTGGTCTTATCTGAACCATCGGTAATTGCTACCGATGTCCATAGTGCATTGTATAATGATTTATCTTGACAAAACTCTTCAGTTTTATCAACGAGCCAATCAAGTTTTGATGGTTCGTCGATAACTGCCAAATCGCTTATATAACCTTTTAGTGCAACAACATCATCTTGTGATAGATTAAGCTCATTAGCAGAGATCCTAAGAGATTCTATTGATGGTGGACTGTTATATTTGCCGGTAAAATCAATAATCTCATTGAATACTGCACTTTCTCTCTTTCCTTCGAAATATTCTGGTTTTAGAAATGGTAATACTTTTCTTAGATATTCTTCATTATGTATTAGGTTCTTCAGTATTACTAGTTCTAGATTCATCCACAATTTCCTGATCGATGTTTTTTGCCAATATTGAGATTAAAATATTACCTATGAAGTTCTTGAAATCCATTTCGTCAAGATCATCATGGTTGTTATATTCTACCACATCATGAGTGAATTGTAAATAGGTTTTTTCATTCTCTTCTTCAAAACTAACTTTATCAAAATTAAACACAACCCCTTCATACACACCGGTCAATATTCTTAGGTGTATCCTTTCTGGATCATAGTCGGGAATTAAGAAGTCATAATCAACAGTTTCTATCATAATACATCCTCAATAGCATTAAGTTCATTGGTCAGACCATCGTCGGTAATAATAGCACCATTTGACACCTGATAATTTTCTTTGATCCATTGTTGGAAGCTAATACTTG